GTTGCGGTCTCGACTCCCGCAATAATTTGTACTAAATGAAATCCCAGGTGCCGAATATCGCTTCCACTTGGGATTTTTTATTTCACTTTGAAAAATTAAAAAGGGTAACAAAATGAAAAAAGTATTTTTGTCTATCGTGTTGCTTCTGTCGTTAGCGTTTGCTACGACTACCTACAATCTTGTTTCCAAGACCCCCGCAGGGTTCAATCACCCGAGCTCTTATCTTTGCACTTATGCAGATCAAAAAGGGGCTACGATCACGATTATGATTATGAGCGGGTGCCCGCTTCAATACCGTCAGTGAACGCCATCACCGTAGAAAAACTGCATTGATCCAACGGACTCGATGTCCTCATGTTCTTTTTCGATCATTTTTTCTTTGTGAATTAAGGCTCTTTTCGTGAGAGTCTTTTTTTTTCGTATCCGAAGAGTCGGAATAAACGAACTATCTGGCGTTGTCTCGTCGATAATAACAGTGTTCTTTTTTTGTGAGTAGACGGACAGATTTAGGATGTGTTGCAACCTACACCGTATCTGAAGCGTTACGAAAGCGTACAAATCATATTTCGGTTTCCAATATTTTAGTCTATCTGCAAAATGCAGAATGACCTCGCCGATCAATTCATCTTCTATTTCCCTCGCATCGTTTCGAGTATCGTATAGGTGTTGCTTCCTCACGATGTATGGGGCTATCAGCATGGTCATATCCGAGACTACGTTCATGAAAGGCTGGTCGTAATTTATGCGTGACCGTCCGCCCCAGGGATTTTCGAAAGGAAGTTCTGAATTATTTTGTGTCATTATGTACTCTTTTATTTTGTGTGTAACCCAAATATAAATAATGAACAACGCAAAAAGTATATTCTTTTGTATGTGAACAACACAAACAACAAAAGGAGTTTACTATGGGTGACTTAATCGACCTTCTTGACAAGCTTTCGGAAAAATACAAATTCGACAAAGAGGACGTCAACTCTTTGGGAACTGTCATCGCAAAGATGAAGGGTTCAGCACCAGCACCAGAATCTGATGATGAATTTGATTCCATGAAAGAGGGTGGGGGCCAAGAAATTCCTAAACCGCAAGGCAGCCAAGAAGAGATGGGAGAAGCGGAATAATGACCAAGCACCGTTACACACAAAGTAAATTAGCGAACCCAACTCCGACAACTCCGGAAGTTATGGGAGATTCCGTAAACGCAAGTCGAGAAAGTACTCCACTGAACGGAAGTGCCAGCGATGATACGGAATCCACTCCAGTAGAATGCGCACTTGCTGAGGCGAAAGCGTTTGATGGGAGAACATTAAACAAAGAACCGAAAGTGGTTGAAGTCGATACCAATGAAATTTTGGTGGCTCTTTTGGAGCAGTTCAAGCGCATCAATTCGGTTCTCGAAAAGCAGAGCCAAGCACAGATTCAGCAGGCAGCTACATTGATGCAATTGACCGATGGTATTAACGCAATTAACGACAGGCTTAAGAAGCCGTCTTTCGTGTAGGAGACCTATGCCAAGAGGAGCCCCAGAACGACTAGTCCCGATGAGTTCAAGATCCCCCGAAGAGCGTCGAGAATTAGCGACGCGAGCGGGGAAAGCTTCGGGAAAGTCTCGTGGAGAAAAGGGCGTAGCCATTCGCGCGGCCCGCATTGCCATGAGTCTTATGCCAGCACCAACGCCAGAAGTGACTAAAGCCCTCGTGGACGCTGGTTTTGACATGAGTAAACCTTTGACCGTGTTGACAGTTGGAATGACTCAGCTTGCGCTCAAGGCCTCTCGTGGAGATGCTAACGCCTTAGGTGCTCTTGTCGATTTTGCGGGAGAGTCCTATGCACAAAAGCAAAAAGACGAAGAAATAGAGATCAAGCGAGGGGCTCTCGAATTGCAGACAAAGGATTCTGAGGAAGGCCCGAAAGATCAAAACTTAAATGTCCGATTAATTGTGGACACACCAGATACAGTAATGGAAGAGTGATGGATGTAGATGTAAGGATGTCAGGTTATCAAAGGGATGTTCTTTTATCAGACCATCCCTTTATCATTTCATCCAACGGAATTGGAAGTGGAAAAACTTTTGGAGCTGCAATCATTGCTGCGCTTGATTTGCCAATAGGAAGGTCTTCTCTTGTCGTTGCGCAATCATATAGTTGCTTGCGTGACGTTATGTTTCCCGCTATTGTTGATGTTTTAAACCAGTTAAAAATTCCACACTTTTATAATCGAACATCTTATCAAATATCACTCACAACAGCGAACGGATATCACCCTAGAATTATTGGGCGGTCAGCAGAAAATGAGGATGGTATTCGTGGTGTCACTCAAGTATCAAACTACCTAGCTGACGAAGCGGCTTTATATAAGCCTTCCGTTCACACGATTTGTGTTGGTCGTGTTCGTGGTGAGCATAAACCAAAATACAGACTATTTACCACACCGAGAGGCGGTACAAATTATGTGTCCAGGTTGATGCAACGATCAGATGTATTGACGATGCGCACCAACATTTTCCAGAATCCTTACGTTACAAAAGCTCAACGCGATTTAATCCTCTCGAACTACGAAGAGGGTACGGATCTTTACCGACAAGAGATCTTAGGCGAGGTGGTGAACTCTGATTTCACGACCGCAATTCTTAGACTTGAGGACTTTGCAAGCACGTGTTTAGTACAAAGTAACAGCCTTACTGACCTGGTCTTATCTATAGATTTTGCGCGCGACGGAGTTGACTCAACGATCATGGGGCTACGAAATAACAACCGCGTAATTGAAAAAATAGTTCTTGGCCGGGCAGACACGAGCGAGATAATGAGCAATTTCTACAAGCTGGAAACAAAGTACGGAAAACAAAACATCAAAAAGATCAAGTACGATTCTACGGGTGGTTTCCATATTGGATTTGAAGATGCAGCGAAGGGGACTCACGATAATTTGTGTGCAGTCAATTTCGGGGCAGCGAGCCCAGACCCCACATTTGCAAACAATAGAGCGTACATTTACGACCGCGCGGCCAAAGCTGTAAAGGCGGGGTTCTATATCAATGATCCTGTTTTGATCGAGGAACTACGGGCTCAGCAATGGATCATTGACGGAAAAGGCCGACGCGCGTTGGTCCCGAAAAAGAGCATCAAAACAATTTTAGGTAGGTCGTGCGATACATCGGATGAATTTGCCGTTAGCTTCTGGGATGAATTTGTACCAAATACAATGGTAAAGAGCGTCGATTATTACAAAAATCTAATTGCCGGAATCCGGTAAAGTATATTCTTAAAAGAGGTATTTTAATGGCTGTTGACCCTACGAAAGACTATTATGCAGACTACCAAGAGTGCCGAGAGTTCATCAAAAACTCTTCCGACTCAAATTCAAAAGATGTTCAACGCGCAAAAGAACACCTCATGTTTTATAGCGGGGATCAATTTTCAACAATCAAAGACGATCTTCACCGGGGAAAGCGCATAAACAAAAGCTTCAGCGAGCTTCCAAAATATGTGCAGTCCATTAAATCCGCAGCGTCAAAGTCTCCTTATCATTCGGAACTGGCAAGAAGCTCTACTCTTGGTGAATCTGGCTCTTCTCAATCTTTAGAACAATACCAAAAGACATTTGATACAATCGAGGCTGACAACGATTACAAATCGCAGATGATGCAGGGGATTGATAGCGCGATAGTGACTGGGATTGGAGTTGTTCTTTTGACCACCGTAATGGACGAAATCACAGGCGAAGCGAAATATGTGATTGAATCGCTTCGTGATATTTCGAAAGTAGCGTTTGATCGCGATTGCGTTAAGGACGATAAGTCCGATGCCGAAGGGTGCGCGATCATTAATTACGTTTCAAAACGAAAAGCAAAAAGAGACTTTGGAGATAATACCGTTCTTCCTACAGGCATAACGGAAGCCTTTCCTTCGCAATGGATCATTCCAGAAGATTCAGTTCCATTGATTACTTACTATAGAAAAGGCTTTAAAGAAAATAAAGGCAAGGTTGAATATTTCCAATTCTGTGGAAAAGAATGTGTCGCCTACGAACTTTTAAATTTGCCCATGATCCCAGTTTTTAAAATGACTGGGTACATTGTCTATCGAGATAATAAATTTGTTTCGGTCGGGATTATCGACCGAGTCCAAGACCTACAGGTAGGCGCGAACCTGGCTTATTCAGCATTGTTCGAACGGTTAAACCGATCTGTGAAAGCTGGATATATCTGTCCAGCCGAAGCAATCGAAGGATTGCACGATCAAATTGGCAAACTTGCAGATGGTGACACGCCTTTATTTTTGTACAAAAATGGGTTTGAAAAACCAACGCAAATTATCGAAGCTTTCAATACCGACGATTTGATGAGCGTGTTAAGCACCTCCGCGAATTTAATGTCATCGGTTATTGGAGTACCAAGTCAAGGCGTTGTAGGGATCAAAAACATCAACACGACAGCAACGGAAGTACTTGTTCAAGAAGCTAATTCCGAAAGCAATGTTTCGTGTTTTTACGAATCGTACGAACGTGTTTGCAGAAATATTTCTATTTGTCTTTTGAACTTATTGACCGATGGAGCACCTGGTGATATCGTCGTGAAGCTCGTTAATGGCCCAAGCGTCATTACCAGAAATTCAAAACGCCGTCAGGAAATATCCATGATGGCCTCTATGATGGACGAAAAGACAAAACCGCTTCTTGCAAAATACTATGCCGATTCGCTTGACGATGATTTAGGAAAAAAGATCTCAGCCGACATTGTGGCTAACCTTGACCCAAGCGTCAAACTCACAGAAGAGACTCAGGATCCAGCGGCGATTCACCAGCTAAAGCAAATGCAGCAACTGCTAGATGCCACTATGCAAAAGCTCGAAGAGTCCAGTAAAAATATTGAAGGACTCACCAAAGAAAACGAAACACTTAATTTGTCCTTACTCGATAACCGTGAAGCACGACAGCTTGAGATGCAAAAGGCGCTCATGAGTAATGAGACCGAAACAAATATAAAACTTGCGGAGCTTGCTCTCAAAGATAAAGAGATTGCAAATGACCTGCAAATTAAGCAGCAGACTTTAAGGCTTGACGCACAGAAGCAATTGAATGATTCCATCATGCAAAACAATAAAGTGCTTTACGGAGTCACCGGAGACGAAGAAGAAACACCTGAAGAAATGATTCCACAGGAGTAGTCCATGAGTCTTGACGTAGGCTTCATGCGTAACATACGAAATAATTCGTACAATAAAACGATGCGTCGTTACCTGATGTTGCAGGATCCGAACCCTCAGCTTATCAATGGCCGATTGCAGCCGTATGTGCCAGCAACGCCTTGGAGTGCTACAGGTAAGCCTCCATATCGACAGCCCGCTAAAGAGTGGGCTCCTTATGAAAGCGCATTTCGTAGGGCTGTTTACCCAACATCTACAGCGTTCGAGCGAATTGTTTATAATCCAATGATGAAGACCTTGAACTATAAATTCAGAAATGGAAGAACAACTTATTCAAGGCCGATGAGCCGCGATCTTTGGAACGACTTTATCACGAGTTCGAGCCTTGGAAAATATTACAACAACACGCTAAAAATTCACGGACGTTTGGCGATTCGAAAAGGGC